CGGGCCCGACATAGAAGCCCGCGGCCTCGTCGCGCTGGCGCCACGCAGCATCCAGCTTTGACGCGTCGACCACGACCACGACGCCACCCTCGGCGTCGGGATGGGGCCGGAAGCGCATCCTATCGATCTCGACCTCGCCGTCAGGGCCCGGTACAGGCGTCGGCGGCAGAGCGGCAGGAGGTGGCCGCGTCGGAGGTGGCGTCGGGGGTGTGCTCTCGATGCCGCCAGGCGTTCCGAGGCCGGAGTCCTGCGCCGGGACGATCCGAGTCGTGATCGCGCACCGGCATTGTACTGTCTCGGACGCTGGAGCCTCCGGGTCCCCGGGGTATCGCAGTGTGCCGTTCAGGCCCTTCCACGTCTCGCCGAGGCGCCTCACCTGGCCGTTCAGGTGGGCATGGCTGTCTCGGACGCGCGAATCACTGGCAGCGAGCCACGTCTGCTCCACCTCATCGGATCGGATACGGCCAGATTCGAGCGCTTGATCGTAGAGCTCCTCAGTGCCCTGATGTACGCTTCGGAGCGCTTCAGTTCTGGCGATCACCTCGGAGCGATATTTGATGTATCGCTCTCGGTATCTGGTGACCATGCGGTCGATATGGGCCTGGCTAAGTGGCGTTTCGTCTTGCTGGGCGCGCCGAATGCTCGGATCGAATCGGCGATCCCTGAGCCGCCGGCTGAACACCTCGCTGCTCGGCGTGCCCTCGAGCAGGCTCCTGTACCGGTCGACGGCCGCCTCCTGGCGCGCCGTGAGGCCGATCGAGTCGCGAAAGGCGCGGGCCTGCTCGCGAGGGTTGTCTCCTCGCGCGATTCCGCGCTCCAGGGCCTGCCGAGTGGCGACCTGCTGCTTCACGCTGTACTCGCGCACTAGCCTGAGATCGTTCGCTTCCATCGCGGCGATGGCCCACTCGTTGCGGGCATCGAAGTCGATGGACACAGCCAGCGCCTCGCTGCTCACCCATCGCGCGGCGTCACGGCCTGCGTCGAGGTAGGCGGTGCGAGAGATCTCCGCGATCTGGTCGCCGATCTCCTCCAGGCGGACGAGCAACTCGGCGTATCGCCCCTCCTCGAGCAGCTCGATGAGCTCCGTGTCGACGAGGTTGGCGTCGACGCGGCCAAGAGCCTCGAGGAACGCACGCCGGAAGCTCTGCTCGTGGCGCGAGATGAGCCGTACGAGCCGGCCGTCGTCGTCCTCGACGTAGCTCACCTCACCGGCCATCATCAGGCCTGGATTTTGCAGATGTAGGCGGCAGCGGCTGGGTCTCGCGTAGTCACGCCGAGAATTTCGTAGGTTCGCTCGCCGAAGGATACACGGTCGCCGGCCTGGGGCTCGATGCCACTGGGCAGCGAGGCCCCGAGGATGGTCGCAGAATCGCCCGATCGACGCACCAGCGTGCCAGCCATGCGCGGCTCGCGGATCTCGATGAATCCCCGGCAGGCGTAGGTGGCGTCGCTCGTCTGGCGCCCCTCGGTGAGAGCGTCGGCGACGCGCACACTAGGTGTAGGCCGTATCAGGGTGCCGGCCATCACTCCGCCTGCTGCTGCGAGGCCTCTGTCGACGATCGAAGCGATGTCCAGGCCGAATAGTTTCGGTGACATCAGGCGAATCCTTTGCCGATGCCCGGAGAGCCAAGGTGCTCGAAGCTCGAGACTCCGTCTGTCCCTGTCGCTCCGCCATACAGCGAGGCTCCTGAGCCGGCGCCTGCCAGTAGGCCCGCGACAAGGGCAAACGCGGTCTCGTCCTGGAGAGATACGCCGCGGGTACGCCGAAAAAACTCGACCTTTGTGGAGCCGGCCCCCACCGACCGGATGTTCGAGCCAGATGAGCCCGCGCCGGCGGCGGCTGGGTCCATCGCGATGGAGCCAGCGAGCAGGATGCAGGCGTCCTCGACCGACTGCGGCACATCGGCGGAGTCCACGGCTACGCCTGCGTCCGTGGCACCCGTCCGCGGCCACTCGGTGAGCTGCTCGGCGTCGACCCTCTTGCCCGCCCACTGGAGCAGATCGAGCCGGCGCGTCGCCGCAACGAGGTAGCCTGCGCGCCTCGAGGGGGGAACTGCCATCCAGGCATCGCATCGGATCGGGTCGACGGCCAGGTAGGCGTCTGCCTCCGCCTCCGACGCGTAGGACGTGTAGGTCGACCCGCCTATAGCTAGCGTGGTGAGGCTCACAGCATCTCCTCGTTGTCGTCGTTGTCGTCGGCGGCGGCGGCGGCGGATGGGGGCTTCGGCTCCCCGAGCACGAGATCGATATCCATGTGCTCTGTATCTGGCGCGGACAGCCCTGCGAGAGCGCGCACCTCGGCGATTGCAGGGTCGACTGGATCCAACATCGCACCCGCGGCGGCGAGCATCTGCAGCACTCCCGCGAGCTGCTCCGGATCGCGGTACTGCGCAGCCTCGGGCACGAGCGTGGGCATAGCCTCCAGTGGCCAGCCGTTGAGCAGGAACAGGGGCTTTATCAAGTCGCGGCGGAACGCCTGCGCCAGATCCGTGAGAGTGGCGTCGACCTGCATGGAGAGCTGCTGCGTCTTGTTTTGCGAGAGCGCGAAAGAGCCCTGCGCGCTCTCGCCGAGCAGGAGCACCTCAGTGCCGAGCACCCGCGCGATCTCGCGAGTCAGCCGCTCGATGGTTTTCGCCATGTCGGGGAGGCTGCTCGATCCACCATCGAGCAGGTCCATGCTGTACTTTGGGTTCGGCGTCGGCGTCGCCGCATCATCGTCGGTGGCGTACACCGACGAGTCGAGCAGAAGACCAATCTGTGGCGTTCTGACGTGGTTTTTCACAAAGCTCTCGACCGGCGAAACAGCATCCTGGGCCTGGCTCGCAGTCATCCGATCGGACTCCACCGCCTCTCGGAGCTCCCCGTAGGGAGCCTTACCGACGGGAATCCCCCTTAGATCCGTCTCAAATCCGAACCCCTCGAGCTGTTCGAATCGCTCCAGTCGGGTGGCCGCGCCGACGATGTGACGAAATAGGCCGAGCCCCTCGGGGCTGTCGTTCATGCTGTCGTCGACCAGGTACACGCACTTCTTTCTGGGCAAGTAGTGCTCTTGCTGATCCTGCGGTGAGCGCTGCACGATCCCCTCGATCGAGCCGTCGGTGTTGGCATCCCACCGCTCGATCGTGGCCTGCGGGCGGGGGGCCACATCGCTCAGGGTGATCACCCCATCGGCTCGGCGGCGAGCGGTCCACTCTTGCACAGAGTACCCGTAGAACCGGTACATTGCGGCTCGGCGAACAATCCGCCCCCACGGGGTATCGGGATCCTCGGTGAGCATGGCCTCTATCGCCGTCGCGTACTCCTCACCTCTGGCATGCTGCGCAGGCTGGAAGGTCCAGGTCGCCTGTGCGCAAAGGTTCAGGAAGTAGCGGACGCTCCCGCTCACGATCGACGTATTCGCCAGGATCCGACTGTATGTGCGATACTTTTCCGAGCCGATCAGCGATGCGTCGACCTCACCATCGTGTACATACCCGTGGTAGATCGCGGTCCCTGGACTGCCGTAGGTATCCCGGTGTCTGATCCGCCGGCCGCGTCCCCCGCCAAACCATGCGCTGGCCCAGCTCTCCAGCGGCTGTGCGCGCTTGCGGAGCGCTGTGTACGCCCCGCCTACGATGAGGGAGGCCTGGAGCCGGAGGCGCTCAAAACGCGTCGGACTAGCGACCATGAGTCTGCTCCGAGCGATGGCGGAGCCGGCCGACCTCCGCCAGGACTGTGCCGAGCGTGGTATGCCGCCCCTCGATGCGCCGTACCGCCTCGGGATGCGCTGCGAGCATCGGCACTCGATGGATCGGGCAGCTGTAGCGAGACTCGAGATCTCGAACGATGTCCTCGGCGAGTGCGACAGCGACAGAGCGCTCGATCGTCAGGACGCTATCTCCGATCTGCGCTACGCGCGGGTCGCCAGGGCCGCCGTGATTGCGGAGCTTTCGTCGCCCTCGGGACAGGATTTCGAACGCTCGCCCTTCGATATCAGTCACGGACACTCCACAGGCTGTGGAGTCTGTACCGCATACGGCCTTTTCCGTCATCTTGACGGCACATAGGCCTCGACTATGCACTTTGGCCCGAAGTCATTCGATAGACAGGATTTACCCCGTGGCTGGCCTGCTCTCGCGGACACCTTCTCTGCCTTGTTCCCGGTCTTTCCGACCGTCGACTTCTGGTATCGCTGCTTCATTCTGTCGATCGGGTTTGTCTCGTTCATCTCTCGTCTCCACAGGGCTATCGAACTTTCTCGATAGCGTACCGCACTGCATCGATGACGTGGTTCTGATCGTCCACGAACTCCGCTAGGATCTCCTCTGTTTTGGGATCCATGCGATACCGATGCGTCCGGAGCTCATCGAGGGCATGCACGCAGCTCGGGTGCACGACGATGTCGAACGATTTCATCTTCGCGATCCCGTTCTCGACAGAGCCAGGCCCCTTCTTGCACTTCCGAATTCCGGAGAACCCCCGATCGCGGAGGAAGCGGATGTAGGCAGGGCCTGCAGAGTCCGCATAGATCCTCGCGTGCAGCGCACCCCGGATCCCGGGCATGCCTCGAGGATTGGACCACCGTGGCGGGTCTCGGGAGTCCGAGCCGGCGAAGAGCGCGGGGACCTCGTCCATGCCCAGTCCGATCGCGTAGGCTTCATCCCGGATGTACAGCGTGCGGCCAAAGACGAAAACCCGCACGAGGACGGTAGGATCCGCCGCAAAGCCCCAGTCAGCCCCCCATCGGCCGATGATGTGGTCTGGTAGCTGGTCGTCGATGTCGGCGATCGAGAACGATGTGTCGGGGAATACCCTGGCATCGGTGCGGATCAGAGGCTCGCCGTCCCAGACGTGGCGGGCAGTGATCGGATCGCGCTCGAGGTCTTGTGTCGCGTCGAGGATGGATTGCGGAGATATAAACGGGTTTTCGATCCATGTAGTGTGCACTACGGGGCGAGTAGCGGAGTGGCCGTAGAACATCTGGTCGACGGGGTCGGATTCGCTCACCCGATTCCAGACATAGATCGCCCTGGCCCCTGGCTTTCTCAACGTCGGTTCAAGGATCCGAATCGAATTCTGGCTGATCCGGTGGGCCTCTTCGACGATGAACGCCCGGATATTCTCCATCGACCGCACGTTATCCGGGTTTCGATCCAGCCCGATGAAGCTGATCTCTCCCCCCAGGGGGCCGATGATGCGATCGCGCTGAACCCGGAACCCCTCGAGGCCGAGTTGCTCGATCCGCTCGGTGACGGCTCGGTAGGACGACTCCTTGATCGACGACTGAAACTCCCGTGCAAACACGATATTCACGCGGTGGTTGGCGAGCTCGGAGAGGGCCCACGCGACCACCGACCACGACTTCATCGAGTTTCGCCCGCCAGATAGTCCGAGCCGTGAGATCCCGGGATCGAAGATGCCCGCGTGGGCCAGCGGCACGGTGATCGGTATGGCGGATGGAGGGGCGGCAAACCCGGCAAATGCGCGCTCGGTGCGGTCCAGCAACTCCGCGATCACCTCGGGGCCAGCGGGAGTATCCGCCACGATAGCGGAGGTGGCATCGACGAACAGCTGCTCGGACAGCCACGGTGCAGGCGTCGGATCCTCGCCCCAGATCGAGTGCTTGTCGCCGAACGAGCCGATCGCCACTCGCACGAGCTGATCGGGGTCGTCGGGGTGCACGGCGCACCCCGAGGCATCCACCCACACCATCCGATGCTGAGCCGGAGTCACGGCCGAGGTGGTCCCACCCTCGCCCTCAGAGCCTCGATGTGGGCCAGTCCATCGGCGACCGATGGAGCGGCCGCATCGATGGATTGGATCTGGACGGGGGCTCCGGCAGGGCCTGAGACTTCGGTCCGCTGCACCCATCCGTGGCGATGGGTCAGAAAAAACGTCAGGGCGCGAACCCGATCCGCTGTCTTTGCGTCGAGGTCGTCGCCGATAGCGACGTCGTGCAGCGCGCTTGCGTAGACCTGCTCATTCTTGGCTTCCGAAGCCTCGATCGAGGCACGGAAGTCATGCTC